AAGAGAAGCAAGCTAAGCATCAAGCTAAGATGTCAATTATACAGAACGATGCTGATTGGGAATCTAAGATGGCTGATGCGTCTAAGGACTCGTGGAAGGATGAGTTCTGGACTATTGTGTTAGCTATACCTGTGTTCATGGTGGGCTACGCTATAGCTGCTAATGATGTAACTGTCATTGCTAGGGTAGCTACAGGCTTTGAAGCACTAGAGAAGCTTCCTGAGTGGTATCAATACTTGTTGTTTATAGCTATATCCTCTAGCTTCGGTATCCGCGGCGCTAGTAAAATAATGGACATGAGGAAGTAAGAATGGCTTTTGATATTAGTAAAGTCCCACCTGAAGACTCTAGAGGGTTTTATTACTGGCGCACCAATGCAAATCCTTCTGATGTTGCTAGTTATTATAAAATGAAAGGAAATCAACAAGAGCAAGACCCTATTCAGTCAGCCATTAACGGTGTGACTTCGACAGCTCCTGTGTCTTTAAGTGTTGATTCTCTGGATCAAGCTATAACTCCTATCGCCTCAGACCGTACCACTACTCAACTGTTCTCAGACTTCGGCGTTGCGCCACAACAGGAAACTGCCGTTACTGCGGGTTCAGCAGTAAGTCCTAAAACATGGGTAAGCGGTGGCGCTCCTAACTTAAATGCGGAAGGTATTGACTTAAACAAAACACTAGCCACCAACTCTTATGGCGGCGCTTTAAAGTATTCACAACTACCTCCTGAAGATCAGGCTGTTGTAGACGCTCGTAGAGCTTCTGGACAAACTTCATCACAAACTCCATATAAAGGCGCAACTGCTTTAATGAATGAAGTTAATTATGGAGTTGGTCAGCAATATGACTCTCCTGAAGAAGCTTTAAGTGCTTTCCCTTCTTTTTTAAGTAGTTTAAAAGAGAAGAGTGTCGCAACAGACGCTGAGTTTAATACTAAGAACTATGATCCTTCTGAGTTTACAATGGCAGGTGTTAGTCCTGTAGGCGGCGTAAGTGGTCGAGCAGCTAAAGAATCTGCTGTTGATTATCTGACTAAAAACAACATCCCAATGTCTAAGGTAGTTGACGGTCAAACCCGTTACTTAACAACAGGCTTAGGCTCCGATGTTCTTTATGACATCCTTGGTGAAGAAACATTAAACAAAACTAACGGTGACAAAGGTGGTAGTTATCAAGACACAGGGCCTGTAGGTACATATAGCACAATACATGTTGATCCTGAAAGCCCTCTTAATAACCCTATATTAAATGTGTTAGGTGCCGTTATTCCTCCTTTAGGGCTTGCTATTACAGGTGTAAAAGGTGCTACAGGTGAAACACTACATGCAGGTGATTGGCTGAAGTTAGCAAATGCTGGCTTAGAGCAAGCGGGAGCTATTAAACCTCCTTCAGCAGGCGCTGGTGGCGTAGGGCCTGTAGATAACGGCGTTGGTTTATTTGACACCACTTACGAGCAAACACAAAACATAATGGAAGCCGCTGCTGCCGCTGGTAGTGATGGCAACCCTGCTGAAATTTTAATTAAAGGTTTTGGTGTTACTGATGATGCTCTTTCTAGCATAGGTTTAGATGAAGCAGCTTTTGATGATTCCATTGTAGATTACACAGGTTTTGTAGAGGGTGTTGAACAAGCAGCTTCTCAGGTAGCTAACGGAGACAGTATAGAAGATGCTATTAAAGGCGGAGTACTAGACTATGTTATTGAGTCAGAAAGCGACATAGACTTAGGGATTGTAACAGATGCTATTGACGCTGTAGGTGGCTTTCTTGATGACAACATCTTCCAGCCTATACTCGAAACAGTTGAAGCTGTAGACTTAGGCAGTATTGAAGATACTGTAAGAGACTTAGGCAGAGAGTTTGACGATGAGGTACTACAAGAAATTAAAGGTGGTATTGAAGAGTTTGCTCCACAAGTAGAAGATTTTGTCAAGACCGTTGGTGGTGATGTTGTTGATGTAGTAGAGACTGTAGGTGGGCTTACTCGTGATGTTATTGAAACTGTTGGCGGTGAAGTGCTTACGGCTCTTGAGCCAATTGGTTCACAGTTGGAAGACATAGCAAAAGCCACGGGTTCTACAGTAGAAGATGTACTTAAAGGTGTTGCTGGTGTGGGCGAAGATATACTAAGTGGTGTAGGTGAAGTAGGTCAAGATGTAATTGATGCACTAGGCCCACTTGGTTTGCAACTGGAAGACATAGCACGTACAACTGGATCAACGGTTGAGGATGTCATTAAAGGTGTTGTTGATGTAGTAGAGACTGTAGGTGGTGCTGCTGTAGACACTGTAGAAACAGTAGGCGGGGAAGTTATAGATTTTGTAGAAGCAGTTGGTGGCAATGTTGTAGACTTTGTTGAGACTGTGGGTGGAACTGTTATAGACACTGTTGAAACTGTAGGCGGCGGTATAGTTACTGTTGTAGAAACAGCCAGCGGTGAAATAGTTAATGTGGTTGAAAAGGTAGGCGGGGAAGTTATAGACGCTTTGGAGCCTATCGGCACAGCTATTACAGACATAGCTAAAGTTACGGGTCAGACTGTTGAAGATGTTTTAGAAGGCGTAGGTGACATTGTTGGAGAACTCAGTGATGAAATAGGAGACACTATAAAGGCAGGAGGAGACGCTCTAGAGGACTTTATCACTCCCATTGGTGAGACTATTGAAGACATCGCTAAAGCCACAGGATCGACCGTAGAGGACGTTCTGAAGGGTGTGGCCTCTGTTGGTGGAGAGATTATTGATGAGGTAGGTGAAGTAGGTCAAGATGTAATTGATGCGTTAGGCCCGTTAGGCGATACTCTTGAGGACATTGCTAAAGCTACTGGCTCTACAGTTGGAGATGTTTTAGAAGGTGTTGCGGAACTAACAGGTGATGTTGCTGAAACCATTGTAGACGTTGTTGAGCCGATTGGTAAAGCAGTAGAAGAGATTGCTAAAGTTACAGGTTCTACAGTTGAGGATGTCTTAAAAGGCGTTGGCGACCTTACAGAAGATTTAGGCTCTGGTCTGCTAGACGCTATTGAAACTGGTGGTCAAGCTTTAGAAGACTTTATCACTCCTATCGGAGAAACCATTGCAGACATTGCTAAGGCCACTGGTTCTACTGTTGAAGATGTTCTTAAAGGCGTAGCAAGTGTTGGTGAGGACATCCTTGGCGGAGTAGGTGATGTTGGTCAGGAAGTCATTGACGCGCTTGGCCCATTAGGTTCTACACTTGAAGACTTTGCTAAAGCAACAGGTAAAACACTTGAAGAAGTAGTGAGTGAGCTTGGTGGTTTAGGTGAAGACATCTTAGGTGGTGTTGCAGATGTAGGTGGAGAAGTTATAGATGCTGTTAAAGCATCTGGCTTATCTACAGAAGGCATGCTACAGTCAGGCTTTGCAGGACTCTCAGCACAACAAGCGGCTGAAGCAGACTCTGCTCGAAGATTAGCAGTCGCTACTAGAACAACAGATAGTTTATTCTCAGAGTTTAAAGGCTTTAAAACAGAGATAGGCGGTACTCCACAGGAACTTGTACAACTAACACAGAGGGAAAGAAGATGACCTATCTACAACTAGTGAACAGTGTGCTACGTAGGTTGCGAGAAGACCAAGTAGCCACTGTAGAGCAAAGCAGTTACTCACAGTTAATTGGTGAGCTTGTAAACGAAGCTAAGGAGACTGTTGAGAACAGTTGGGACTGGACAGGTCTTCGGACTACTATTGTTGTACCTACAGTAGCGTCTACGTATACATATACTATAACTGGGTCACAGAACAAACTTAAGATACTGGATGTTATTAACGACACTGCTAATACGTTCATGACTGAGCGTGGCAATAGTTGGATGCGTAACTTGTTCCTTAACAACACAGCACCAGAGAGTCAGCCACAGTATTATAACTTAAAGACTTTGGATGATAATGGAGACAATGTGTTTGAAGTCTATCCTATTCCAGACAAGGTCTATGACTTAAACTTTAGTGTTGTTAAGCGTACACCTTACTTTACTTCTGACGGAGATAAACTTAAAGTACCTACAAATGCTGTCATACTGTACGCCACAGCGTTGGCCTCAAGAGAGCGAGGGGAAACAGGCGGTACTGCGGCAGCGGAACAGTTTGCTTTAGCCGATAGAGCATTGTCAGACGCTATTGCTTACGACGCTGCTCAACATCCCAATGAAACTATTTGGACATCCGTATAATGGCTGCACAACTACAGAACATAACTATCTCAGCGCCGGGATTTTTGGGTATTAATACTCAAGATTCTCCTATTGGCTTAGACCCTGCGTATGCTTCTATTGCTGACAACTGTGTTATTGATCAGCTAGGTAGAGTAGGTGCTAGACAGGGCTACAAAGAGGTTACGACTAACGGTGCTGCTGTTTTAGGTACTAGTCGTGGCATTGAAGCAATGGTAGAGTTTATCAGCAGAAACAACGTAACAACTGTGTTTTCAGCGGGTAACCTTAAAATCTTTACTGGTACGACTACTCTAGTTGAGTGTACACTTCCTGTTGGTTATACTATTTTAGATAACGATTGGAAGATTGTTTCATTTAATAACGATGTTTACTTCTTCCAGAAAAACCATGCTCCTTTAGAAAGTGTTGGAGGATCAACAACGCTTACGCTTTTAACAACTTCAGGCGGCCATCAACCGCCACAAGGTAACGAAGTGTTAGCCGCGTATGGCCGCTTGTGGTCTTGTGATTTAAGCTCTAATAGATACACCGTTTACTGGAGTTCTTTACTAGCAGGTAACGATTGGCACGGAGGTTCATCAGGCTCTGTAGATTTAACTACTGTATGGCCTAATGGTTATGACGAAGTAGTCGCGCTTGCAGAGCATAACAACTTCCTGTTGGTCTTTGGTAAGAAAAACATTATTGTTTATTCAGGTGCTACGAGCCCTAACTCAGACCTTACACTACACGACACTATTGAGGGTACGGGTTGTATTGCTAGAGACTCTATACAGTCAACAGGTACAGATTTAATCTTCCTATCAAGCCGTGGTGTAATGTCTTTAGGTCGCCTTCTTCAGCAAAAGTCTTTGCCTTTAGGCGACATCAGCAAGAACGTGCGTACAGACCTGCTAAGTTTTGTAGAGATTGAAGCACACTCTAACGGTCACAGACAAGCTATTAAAGCTGTCTACAGCCCAATACACGCTTTCTACTTGTTGACATTACCTACTAGTAAAATTGTGTATTGTTTTGATGTTAGACAACCACTAGAGAACGGATCTTTTCGAGTAACCACTTGGTCGTCTTTAGAGCCCACAGCCTTTACTATGTTTGCTGATGATACTCTGTACATGGGTCATAACGAAGGGATTATAAGCTACGGTGGCTACCTTGATGGTGACACACAGTATCAACTACGTTACTTCAGCAACCCAAATGACTTCCAAAGTCCTGCTAACTTAAAGTTCTTAAAGAAGTTTAACTTGACTATTATTGGTGGTCAGGCCACGCCAACTACTCTTAACTGGGGCTATGATTATACCTCCACTTATACTAAGCAAGAGTTTACTTTTGGTTCTAGTAATATAGCAGAGTTTGGTATTTCAGAGTACAACACAGATGCAGAGTACACAGCGTCTATTGCTATACAAACACCAAAAGTAAATGGAACTGGCAGTGGCTCTGTCGTAACCATTGGCATTGAAGCTCAGATTAACAGTGCTGCTTTTTCTATTCAAAAAATTGACATACACGCTCTACTAGGGAGACTTATCTAATGGCTTTAAACCAAACAGCTTTTAACCAAGCTTTAAAAACACCCATGCAAAATGTAAGTCCTACAGGGTTTAATCAATCGGCTTTTAATACAGCTTTAACTACGCCTCAGCAAAATGTAAATGCTTATGGAGCTAACCTAACAGCAATAGACAATGCAACTTATAAAACACCTGTGCAAACTATGCTCCAACCAGCAGCATCAAGTAGTGGCGGTTTTGACTTAGGTGGCTTACTAGGCGGCGCAGCGCAGCTTGGTTCTACTTTTTATCAAAACAAAGAAAACCTTGACAGACTACGACAGTTAGGCATTATGGGTCAAGCGGAAGCCACCCGTGTAGGCCAACAGGCTGTGGATACTTCTGCCTTTAAGCCTTTTGCTGTCACTACTGGCGCTGGTACTACAACCACTACACCTACAGGTGGTTTTGATTTAGGTCTGTCTCCTGAGCAAGCAGCAATGCAAGCACAGTTGACTGGTCAAGCTGGTAACTTGTTTAGTGGTATTACGGGTGATGCAGGCCAAGCTGGTCAAGACATCTACAACCAGATTAGAGCTATGCAGAACCCACAGGAACAACGTGATCAGTTACGTCTAAACGAAGAGCTGTTTGCCCGTGGTCGTGGTGGTGTATCCTCTGCACAGTATGGTGGTCAAAGTGCTGAACAGTTTGGTTACAACCAAGCACAACAGGAAGCCATGAATAAAGCAGCTTTACAAGCACGTACAATGGCGTTAGGTGAACAACAGCAGATGCTAGGATTGGGGCAGGGCCTCTTAGGCCAAGCATACGTCCCACAGCAGCAGCAGCTTGATGCCCTTACTGCTGGTACTAATATTGCTAATATCGCAGGCACAGGCGCTCGTACAGGCGCTACGTTGCAGTCTGAGTTAGGCGGTGCAGGAATTGAAGCCTTGTTACAAGCAAATCAGATGGCAGCAACAGCAGAAGCGGCTAGAAATCAAAGCTACAGCAACCTTTTGTTAGGTAGTGGTCAAGGTGCCGACGCAACGGCTGGCTTATTGACAGGTGGTAACAACAACGCACTGCTTGCTTCTTTAGGCTTTGGGGAGGATAACCCTACTCCTAGTTGGATTAAAGACATCGGCAACAGCGCACAAGGCTACTTTGCCTCACTATTTAAATAAGGAGAACAACAATGGCTATTGATTATACAGGTATGTTTACAGGTAAAAGACCTGATCCTTCTGCTGGTGTCGCTGGCATGCCTAGAGATTTGTTGGGACAGACTCTACAAGGTATTCAACAAGGTGAACAACGTGCTCGTCAAGGTATGGGTGATTTGTTTGGTACAGACTTTAGAAGCCCAGCGCAGAAAGTTAAAGAACAGCTTATCCAGCTCAACCCTAACTCAACCGCAGATCAACCTAAAATTGTTGAGCTTCTTAGAGTTGTAGATCCACAGGCTTCCTTTGCTATGGAAGAGAAGTTTAGAGTAGATAATGCAGAGATACTAGCTAAGCAGAAAAGACGCGAATCCTTGATTGAACAAGCGGGTGCTTTGGGTTTGGAGAACACAGCAGATTTGTTGCGTAACAACGGCGACATGGATGAAGCTGCAAAACAAATTAGAAAGATTGAAGAGTCAGACACATTATCTTCTAAAGGTATTAAAGGTAAGCTTGCTGTTGCTCGTCAATACAATGCCCCTGAAAGCATCCTTAAGGATATTCAGAAAGGCATCTATAACCAAACTAGCCCTGAAGAACTGCTTAAAGTTATTCGCGGTGACAAGGCTGACCTTAAAGCCTTTTTAAATAAAAAAGGTGAAACAGTATACGGGCGTGTTAATGAGTTTAGTGCTAAAGTTTATGATGAAGAAACAGACAAGTGGGCTACTCCTTCAGAGCTAGGGTATACCCCTGCACCTGTGGTTACAAAACAAATATCCTCTGCTGACAGTGTTGTTAAGCAGCTAACAGCAGGCGCTACAACGTCTTTCTTAGAAGTCAACAAGGCAGGCCAAGCAGCGAAGAAGATATTACAAACAAACGCAATAAGTAGAGACATTTTAGGAGAAGGAGCTAGGACTGGTTTTGGAACTGAGTGGGCTAACAAGACGTTAGAAATTATCAACACCACTGGTTTGTTACCTGAAAAGTATATGGACGGCGTAGCTGCTTCTAAAGCGTTAATGGCTTCTCGTAGTCTTGCTGTGCTTGACATGATTCCTGTGTTTGGTGGTGGTCAAGGCTTTACGGAAAAAGATCGTGAGTTCCTGACTAACATTAAAGGTGCTGACTTCTCTTTAGATAGTAAAACAATTGCTCGTCTTTTGGATCTTGAAGAAAGGGCTGCTCGTCAAGCTATTGAGTTAAACAACAACTCTCTTGATCAAGTAATGAAACTAGCCGCTGTGTCCGGTGAGACACCTACTGACCTTACTTCCGTATTCTACATTACTCCCCCTGCTCAACGAGAGGTTGCACCTGTAGGCACTGGTTCTACAATGACGCCTGAAACTGAGGCTTACTTAAGAGCGCAAGGATTACTTTAATGAATGAAGAACAACTCAGAGCAGCAATTACACAGGCAATAACTGATCAGCGTTTAGATGTGGTCAATGAGCTTACGCCTCTTCTTCAGCAACAAACCGAAGCAAGGGGTCGCTCAGAGGCACAGGCGGCTGGTCAGTATGTTCCCGATCTTCCAAATGCAGATGTACGTCAACTAGGTGTTGCAGTACAAAACATAGGTCAAGCTGCTCAAGACTTTGGTAGCTTTGCTAGACAACAGGCTGGTCAGGTCATGGCTGGTCAGGAGAGTGTAGGTCAGGGTTTATTTAACGTAGCGGCTAAGGGTGGTTTAGATGTCTTAAACACTGTTGTAGGTGAAGGCATACAAGTAGGCATGAAGGGCGCTCTAGTGAATGTCATACCTAACCAAGTAGAAGAGTTTGTAGCCAATAACGTAAAAAGCGTAATGACTCCTTTGCTTGACAACCCTGCAACCAGAGCAGGCATTGAGATTCTTAGTGGCCCAGCGGGTTTTATGAAAGATAAATACATGCAGTGGGCGGAGCAGAATCCTAACGATGCTGCATCTGTCGAAGGTGTAATCAACGTATTTGAATGGTTAAAGCCGCCTGCTTTACGTGGCCCTGTTCCCGACAACAGTACGGGTGTTTTAGGTAGGGCTGGTGATAAGGTATATGAGACAGGTCGGAAGATTGAAACAAAAGCTACTAGGTCTTTCCTGCACGATCTTATAACACCTTTACAGACTACTGAAGTTGCAAAGGAAAGAGCTAAGAGAAAGACAGCGAATAAGTTTGGCACCTTAGAGTATACACCCACGCCTGACGAAGAAGAAGTAGTTAGTAACTTAATAGAGCTAGGCTTAAAAGATGGTGCAAGCTTCACTGAAAACGGTAAAGTAATACTACAAGCTGTTGAGAAGAAGCACAACAGTCTAGACACAAGACTAAAGAAAGCTAATGTTGACATGGATAAAAATCAACTTATCTTAGAGCTAAAAGGTGTTGCAGATGCACAAGATCTTAACCCTGCGCTTGTGGGAGACGCTAAAACTTCCGCAACTAAAATCTTTAAGCTAGCTGAAAAGCTAATCAAAGAGTCAGACGGCACAGCCCTTGGAATCTTGAACGTAAGACGACAGATAGACAAAGAGCTTGCTAAGTTAGGTAAGGGCAATTATGATGGTAACAAACAAAACGGTATTGACATTGCTAAAAGAGCTATGCGTAACCATTTGAATCTTAAAGTTGCTGAGGCTGTTCCAGACGTTAATGTCAAAAAAGACTTACGTAAGATGCACCTGTGGTTGCGAGCTGCTGACGATGTTTATGATAAGGCCGGAGCTGACGCTGATTTTAAAATAGGTAGAATAATTCAGAATATTGAAGGAGCTACAGGCACTCAAGCACCTAAGTCAGCCATTAGTAAGTACATTGCAGGTACCTTGTTAGTCGGCGGTGTAAGCAGTATTACTTTTATGGGGTATCTCCCTCTTGCGACTGTTGCTGCTGGAGCAGGTGCTATTGCATATGCTGTTAAACGAGGAGCTGTTAGCCCTAGCGGTAGGAAGGCTCTAGGAGCTCTTCTAAGGGAGGCTGATAAAGCCCTTAAGGCAACTAAGAACTCAGCCATGCGTAAAGCCATAGCGGCTGATAGGGCCTTTGTTGTGGAACTTATGAAGCTACCCACTACTCAAGCGGAAGACTACACAGAAGAAGAGCTTAAAGGGGAGGAATAATGGATCAGTATTTAAACGGTTATGACAGAACTATTGCAGACATTACTAGCCAGCCAGTTACAGGCGTACAGCCCCTAGTTCTTCCTGAAGAGTCAACCTTTAGACAGGACGTTGAGCAAGGTATCGCGACAACTCTTGGTTTGTTTGGAGGAACAGAGCGTAAAAACCTACAGCAGGCTAAGAAACTGGCTAGTGTAGCGGATTGGTTGCCCGGAACAGGTACTGGCTTAGCTGCTGCTGATTTTGCAGATGCTGTGGAAACTGGTGACAAAAGCGACATGGCGTTGGCGGGTGTAGGTGTGCTACCTGTTGTTGGTAAAGGTCTTCAACTTACGGCTAAAAGTGCCGGCAACGTGATTAACCAGTTAGCTACAAACATGCCTACCCGTATTGAAGGTTTTTATAGTGGAAACCCTTTTGGTTCCTTTGTCAGAGATGCTGCTTACGAAGTCGGTGGTGCTTTTACAGATAGAATGAGCGCCGCTGAACGTGCTTATCAAAACGTATGGGGAACGTCGCGTAAAAAAATAGACGACTTTTTCAACAAGGGAGGGCCAGCACAACGACTTAGAGAAAAGGGAAATCCGGACGCAGCCAGAGGCTATGGTGATGATGCTGAAAAAACAGCCTTAGCTATTGAGGCGCAACAGGGAAGCTCTATCATACCTGTAGAAGAACGAGGTGCCTTAGCTAATGGTGTCTATGGTCTTTCCTACTATGACAGGGCTATAGATGCTGCGGATACCGGTCGTCTTGGTGAGGGCATAGGTAATGCCAACAGAACCGAAAAGAACATACCAGCAAACGTAACAGACAAAGCTGTAAACCACTTAATTAACGGCCCTCACGTTAAAAGCGGATCAGGGAATCTGTATGAGTACCAGATCAAAACACTAGAATCTAGTAAACAAGCTGGACTAAAGGAGGGGGCAGGGGCAGGCACAGGATCTCCTTTACTGCGGGCGTTTAATGCAAAAGACCCTGAAGGTAAAGCTGTAAGCCCTTTTATCGCTTATGGTACTTTTCTTTCAAAGACCATTTACAAAAACAAAAAAGTAATGCCTCCTTCACCTAAAGACACAGTGGAGTTTACACAGCTTGCCGCTACGTTGGATAAAGACGCAACTCGCGTTCTTAACGACTTACTGCCTTCTATGAAAGGGAAAGTAAAACAAAACCTCCCTACAAAAACACTACTAGAGCGTATTAGTAAGGGTCGAGCAAGAAAAAGAGCAGGTTTATCAGTTACCTTAGAACAGCAGGAGGCTCTTAACGCTTTTGATGAAGGGATTAGAATAGGAAATATAAAACCCAGAGTAATTAAAGACGAGACAGGTACAGTCGTAAGTAGTTTAAACTATGACAACATTAAGGAACCCACAGGTTTCATTACGGCACAGCAGTCTTACGCTTCAGCGCAAAAAGAATTAGGAGGTGTAAATCAACTTTTAATAGTCGATCCTTACAACCAAGTTAATTATTCTATGGTTAGTGATGGACACGATATTTTTGGAATGGCTCCTGTGGGTGGACACCATTTAATTACGGCACAACCTTTAGTTAGACAAAAGTGGACAGATAAGGGTTATAACCCTAAAGAACACAAAACAATGTATACTAAAGAAAACATTATTCGCGCTGTTGAAGAAACACAAAGGAGAACAGGACAAGCTGCTCCCTCGCGCACGTTAGCTGGGACAAACAAAGACCTGTTAGGTTCGGCAAGGGCATACACTAAACAAGCTTTAAAAGCCCCTGTTAAAGCCACAAATGTAGACATAAGGGCGGCCAACATGTCTCAGCTTAAGCTGGGAACCGCAGGAACTGTAGGAGCAGGTTCCGGTGTGGGAGCAGGCATGCTTACAGGCGGTAATCAAGAAGAATAAAAAAGGGGCCGCGAGGCCCCTTAGTTTTACTAAACTATCTCACATGCTCCCCCAGTACATGCTAACTCCTGAGAGCCCGTTGTATTATCTTCCTTCTCGAAGTAGATTAGGTCATTCCAATTAACACCTTGTGGCATAGCTGCTAGTAACTCTTCGTACTTCTCAGCAGTGATGTCCTCATAAGGAGCTTGCTGATACGTATGGTCACTTACAGGCAACAAACTAATACCACTACAGATGTCAAAGTTATCCCATATCCACTGTGCTACTTGCAGGAACTCGCTGTCTGTATAGTATACAGTGATACTTGGCTTATGCTCACACCAATGATTCTGGTAAGTCTTCCAAAGTGCTAACTGCTCCATAGCTCCTACCATCTTCACTGTCGTACTACCCTTGGGTGCTTTGACAGGAAAACCAAACACTAACGATGACTCCGACATAACATCCTGTTCTACTGGGAACTGGGCTGCCTGCATGAAGGCTGCAAGCGGGTCTTTCTTGTCTGAACGTACACGTCGAATGTAATACTCAGAGAAGCGAGGGTGGATGCCAGAAGCACTGTCAACAAGCTGAGACACAGTACCAGACGGCTTAACAGCCGTAACAGCAGTAGACTGGTTAATGCCAAGCTTCTCAGCCCACTTCTTGTTAGTTGCCACAGCAACATCTCTAATCTCCTCCAGCCACGTAGCCAGCATAGGTGACTCAGCTCGACTCAGTGTATCGTTATCCATGATGCCAGTCATGCTGACACCTAGCAATGCTTCCTCTTCAGTGTTCTTCTTCCAGCAGTTACGTAGGTAACGGAAGTCAGTCAAGGTAGCCTGTAGTGTACCAATGATGGCAGCGATGTCAGCCTTCTTCTTCAAGGTAGCTAGTGTATCATCTGCACGTACTACAATCTCTGACAAGTTACAGAACTGATTGCTACGTAGGATAATCTCAGAGCAAGGGTTAGTACCGAAGTCATAGGTAGGGTCTCTACGGCCATTACGTCCTGCAATCTTCTGTGCTGCTACACGACTAAAGATACCACGCTCACCTGCTTTGGATTCATACAAGGTCTGCATTTCGTTTAGGAACGCTTCGAAGTCTGGCTTCTCTGTGTACGCTACGCTGTTGTTAGCTAGTCTACGGTGACCTTCATTCTCCCACCAAGCACCTGACTTAGCCTTAGCCATACGACCATCGGAGAGGTTGGACAAGCTAATCAAAGCTGAACGTCTAACACCACCTACAACTACAATGT